GAACTTGACAGGAATGGACGACTATTACGAGTTTTATTTTCGTTCAAATGATTCAGACACTTTTACAGTTTCTGTAGGCTGGGTTTTTACTTATAGTGTAACAGATTCAAGCAACCAGACTTTTATACTAGATAGAATAGCTAATAGCTCAAATTATTCATTTGTTCAAAGCGACTTTATAGACTTTAACTTTACCGCTCCTGATATAACTATTTCAGACTATTTCTCAGGGCTTTTAAGAATGTTTAATTTAACGTGCTATCCTACTGCTACAGATACTTTTCAAGTTGAGCCTTTAGAAAGGTGGTATGCTTACGGAGAAACTATAGACATAACTCAATATACTGACATAAGCACTATTAAAGTAGATAGGCCAAAGCTTTACACTAACATAGAGTTTAACTGGCAAGAAAGTAAAAGCTTATTGAATGTCAAATACAAGGAAAACAACAATAAACAATATGGAGGGCTTACTAGTTATTTCGGATACGACGGAGGAGACTTTATAATAAGTTTGCCTTTTGAGACTTTACTATTTAGTAAGTTCACAGGCACAGACTTACAAGTAGGTTATTCTTTAGAAACTGACCCTGACTATAAGCCTGTTATTCCTAATTGTACAATGTTATATTTTTACCCTCAAAGTAAAACAACTAGCTTTTATTTAAGTGATGGAGTTACACCTGAAGAGATAACAAACTACTACCCTTTTGGACAGGATACTTTTTACAATGTTTCGGACTATTCAATTAACTTTAATGAGGAAATAAGCTCATTGAGTTTAGAGCCAAACGAGAACTCACTTTATAACATATATTATAGAGCATATTTACAAAACTTATTTTCAGACAAAGCTAGGATAGTTACAGTAGATACTAATTTGCCTTTGAGCTTATTAAACTCTATTGAATTAAACGACGCTTTAATTATAAGAGATAAGAAGTATAGAATTAACTTAATGAAGTCTCAGTTAACTACTGGCAAAGTAACACTTGAGTTAATTACTGATTTAGTAGTAACGACTAGGCGAAAAGTCCCTCCAGTATTCCCTACAGTTCCTGAAGGCGGCGGAGTTATAAGCGTACCAGTTGCACCTATTAAGCCAAGCAAAGGAGACGTTTGGAACGTAGTCCCAGCTGCGCCTTACCCTTGGATTAGTACAGACCCTGTAGATGTAACAGACGAAAACGGGGACATAGTAATAGACTTTATAATAGCTACTAATGTAAGCGGAGTCAAAAGAGAAGCTGAATACACTATTCAATATAAGAACTCTAACGGAGACATAATAGAGGAAGAGAAGTTTATAATTAAACAAGACGGAGTAGACGGATATTTATTACAAGAAGACAATAGCTTATTATTACAAGAAAACATTCAAAAAATAAAACTATGAGACTAATAATTGACTTACTACAAATGGACGAGTGGCTAAAAGTCGGAGAAAATGTAGACATAGCTAAAGGCAAATATAAACTAGAGACAACTTTAAAAGCTAAGATTAAACAAGACAAAAGGAGAAAAGCATGGCAATAGAGAAAACTATTAAGATAAATGTAGATGCTACAGGTGCTGAACAAAATATAGATGAGTTAGGTAACTCGTTTCAAGAATTAAATCAGGAAACTGAGCAAAGTAATAAAAGTCTTAGGCAGCTTCAGAAGCGACTTAAGGAAATGGCTATTGCTGGAGAAACTAATACTCAGGAGTTTAAAGACTTATCCTTAGAAGTTGCCAATATGCAGAAAGCTGTAAGAAAGGCAAATAAGCAAGTCGGCAAATTATCAAAAAGCTTTAAGCAAAATTTAGAAGGTTCTGTAACAGGAGTTATACATGCTTTTGAACTCGGACAGGGTATAATGGGAGCTTTCGGAGTAGAGAGCGAAAATGTAGAGAAAGCGCTTTTAAAAGTTCAGAGTGCTATGGCTATTGCTCAAGGATTCGAAGGAGTTGCAAAAAGTGTATCTAGCTTTAAAGGTTTAGCTACAGCTTTAATGTCAACTGCTGCTGCTCAAAATGTACTTACAGGAGCTACAAAACTTTATAATCTAGTATTAAAAGCTAATCCGATAGGTTTAATAATAACAGGAGTAGTTGCTTTAACAGGTGCTATAACAGCTTTAATAGTAAACTTCAAATCTATTACTAATTGGCTAGGTATTACAAATGACGAAGCCGAGCAATTGCATCAGGAAAATTTAAAACGTACCGAAGCGTTTATTGAAATGCAAGGAAAACGTATTGAAGCCTTATCTAAGGAACGCGAGCAAATACAAAAGACTCGAGACTTTGAAATAAAAATGATGAAAGCTAGGGGAGACTCTGAAGAGGAGATTTTTAAAGCTATTCGTAAAAACAGAAAAGAACGTATAATATCAAATAATGAGTTTATACAGCAAATAAAAGCGCAAACTTTAGCTATAGCCTCGCAACTTCAATTGCAATTTAAGAGCGGAGAATTAACAGAGGAGAAGCAAAAGGAACTCATGGAGGAAATAACTAAGAATGAAGAGTTAGCTGCTAAATTAGCAAAGGAGAGCCAAGAGTTAAGTGAACAAATATTGATAGACGATGCAAACGCAGAGAGAGAGGCGCAAGAGAAAAAAGAGAAACTAAATAAAGAATATTCAGACAAACGAAAGGAAAGAGACAGAGAAGAGTTTGAGGCACGAATGGCTGAATATTTAAGACTTAAAAAAGTAGACGAAGACTTAGAACAATGGCAAAAAGAAAGACTAGAAAGAGAAGAGGCTCAAAGAATCAAAGAGAGTGAATTAAATAAACAAGCTATTAATGAAATAGAAGCCTTTTTAGATGCTGAACTTGCAAAAGAGGAAGCTATTGTTAATGCTCAGATAGAAGCTGATAAAATAAAAGAGGAACTTGCTAAGGCTGAACTTGAAAGAGAGATAGCCTTAAAAGATGCTAAACTTTCTTTAGCTAGTGAAACATTTGGAGCGCTTGGAAATTTAGTACAAACCTTTGCTGGTGAAAACGAGGAACAACAAAGAAGAGCTTTTAACATACAGAAAGCTATTAGTATTGCTCAAGCTGTAATAGACACTTATAAAGGTGCAAATGCTATTTTTGCTAGTGCGGCTGCGAATCCTGGCACTGTATTATTCCCAGCTCAGCCTTTTATTGCTGCTGGTGCTGCTATTGCTTCTGGACTTGCAAACGTGGCTACTATTGCTAGGCAAGAATTTAACCCAAGCGGAGGCGGTGCTTCAGCTGGTGCTGGCGGCGGAGGTGGTGGAGCTTCTAACCCTCCAGCTGCTTTAAGTACTCCAGCTGTTTTTAACGTAGTAGGAAATACAGGAACTAACCAACTAGCAGAGACTTTAGGACAGCAACCTCTTCAAGCTTATGTAGTCGCTGGGGATGTTACTACAGCACAATCACTTGAAAGAAACAAAATACAACAAAGTACACTTTAAACGTAAATAAGTTATGGAATTACAAGAAGTAGAATTATTTATAGAAGATGAGACAGAAGACGGAGTTTTCGCTGTTTCACTTGTCGAGAATCCAGCAATAGAAGAGAACTTTGTAGCCTTATCAGGTTATAAAATGGAACTCAAAGTAGTAGATGACGAGAAACGAATAGTTACAGGGCTAGCTTTAGTTCCTGAAAAGCGTATTTATCGAAAAATAAAAGAGAAAGAATTTAACATTTACTTCTCTAAAGAAACTATCTACAAAACTGCTGAGTTGTTTATGAAAAAACTAAACTTAAACAACATAACAAGCGAACACGAAAAACCAGTTAAAGGTGTAAGCGTAATAGAGAGCTGGATAGTAGAAGACACTGACAAAGATAAAACAGCACTTTACAATCTTAAAGCTCCTGTTGGTAGCTGGGCAATCACTATGAAAGTTTACAACGAGGAAGAGTGGCAAAAGATAAAAGCTGGAGACTATAAAGGATTCTCAATAGAGGGGATTTATCAAGGACTAGAAGCCTTAGAAATGAGCGACGAAAAAGAGGACATTATTAAACAACTAAAAAATATAATAAAATAAAATGGCAAGAGATATTAAAAACACAGCTTATAATGTAAGGCTAGACATAGTTAACGACCCCTCAGCTTTAAAGAACGAACAAGGCTCAATGTACTACTATAACGGACAAGTATATTACTTTGACGGAACTAACCCAGCGAGCGCACTATTAGATAGTGGAAGCGTAGTTACTACTGATGCTGTTAATCATGGTTCTACTCAATGGAGTAATACTCCTGTAGCTCCTACTACTTTATTAGACGGACAAATTGCAAACGGTTTTACTTTCTTTACAAACGCTGATAAAGTAGCTGGAGGTACCACTTCTTACGATGAATATAATATAGCTTTTGGAATAGACTTAACTTTAACAGGTACTAGCGGAACTGCAAATATTAACGTAGCTGGAGTTGACTACTTAGCTACTTTTAATACTAGTTTAGACCAAACAGCTCAAGACTGGATAGCAGCAAATGAAGCTACTCTAGGAGCTTTAAATATTAACGTGCTTTATAATGGAGGTAGCACTATTAGATTTTGTGCAAGTGAAGCTAACTGTAACTCAGTAGCTATTACAACTGTAACAGGAGACTTAAACGGAACTCGTATTAACCCTTTTACTGGAGTAGATGCTGCGGCTGGAGACCATGTTTTAGTACCTTATGTAGGAAAAGCATACGAGGGGCAAAGACTTCATCACAATTTTAGAGTTAACTTTACTATTACTCCAAGTGGAGGGGCTACTCAAACGCTTGCACTTTCTTTGAGACGTTTTGCAGATGACTCAATTATAGGTAGTGAAATTCTAGTATTTAGAACAGCAGATGAGGGAGCGCAGCAATTTAATTTTATTTCTTATACAAACTCTGTTAGCGACCCTTTCGTAACTGGTGGTTTTTACTTTGCTTTAAGAAATGATTCAGGAGTTGATGTTGATATAGCCGCTGCTAACGTAGGAATATTAATACAAACTTACTATCAGAAACCTACTTTATTTTAAATGAGGACACCTAGTAAAACAAGCCCAGTAGGAGGCAATAGAGGTTGCCTATGTAAAGACGGTAAGACTTATTCTCGTAAATGTTGCGACGGTTCTATATTAGCGCAAGGAATAGGAAGCTTAGTAAGCGGTAATACTTCAGTAGTTACAAACGAAGACACTACAAGAGTAGAAAGCGAGACTAGTAGCCCTATTACAAGTACTAATAATAGCAACGTCACAAACGAGGACACTACTAGGACTATAGTAAGAGTTTCAAGTTAAAATTATAACAAACTATTTAATAAACGTATAAAGTAATGAACGTTCTTTTAGAGAGTTACACAGACTACCCTCAAAGTGCTACTAACAACGCAAAGAGAGCACTTGAATGGGTTGAAAAACATGGCTGGGGGACTTGTGGAGAAGCTACAGGAAAAAAGAGAGCTAACCAGCTTGCAAATAGAGAGCCTATAAGTAGGGACACTATAGCAAGAATGGCAAGCTTTAAAAGACACCAGCAGCATAAAGATGTACCTTATAGCGAAGGCTGTGGAGGTTTAATGTGGGACGCTTGGGGAGGAACTTCAGGAATTGAATGGGCAATTAATAAGTTAAATAAAATAGAAATGAAAGAACAAATAAACTCAATACTTCACAAAGTCGGCTTAAAGGCTGTAGAAGTAAAACTAGAGCAAATCATGACAGCAGACGGCCAAGCTGCTTTAGAAGCTGAAATTTTTGAAGCTGGACAGCCTGTATTTATTGTTAACGAGGACGAAAGAATACCTTTACCAGTAGGAGAGTATGCTATGGCTGACGATATGATTCTTAAAGTAGCTGAGGAAGGAATTATAGCTTCTTACGAAAAGAAAGAAATGGAAGCTGAAGAACCTATAACTGAAGAGCCTGTAGCTGAAGTAGAAGTAGAGGCTTCAAATGAAGAGCCTGGAGCTGAAGAGGAAGCTCCTAGTAAAATTAGCGAAGAGGACAAAGCTGAAATTATAGGCGAAATTAAAAAGCTAATTCTAGAAGAGATACCTTCTATTTTAGAAGACATGAAAAAAGACGAAGAGAAAGAGGCTGAAATGGAAGAGGAAGTAAAAGAGGAAACAGAACTTTCTAAGCCTATTCAACATAATCCTGAAAATGTACAAACTAGAGAACAAATATCTTTTAACAAAAAAGAAGTTTCTCTACGTTCAAAAGTATATGACTTAATAAGCAAATAATAATTTTTAAATAAATAAAAAATGGCAACAACAACTTCAATTACTACTACTTATGCTGGTGAATTTGCTGGTAAGTATGTAGCTGCTGCGCTTTTACCAGCGCCAACTATTGCTAACAATTTAATTACTGTTAAGCAAAACGTTAAGTACAAAGAAGTACTTAAAAGAGTAGGACTAGACGATATCGTTAAAGACGGTTCTTGCGACTTCGACCCTACATCTACATTGACTTTGACTGAGAAAATTCTTGAGCCAAAGGACTTACAAATTAACTTGTCTTTGTGTAAGGCTGACTTCAGAAGCGACTGGGAAGCTATCCAAATGGGATACTCTGCTTTTGATAACTTACCTAAGAACTTCGCTGATTTCTTAATTGCTCACGTTGCTGAGAAGTCTGCTGCTAGAAACGAACTTTCTATTTGGCAAGGAGTTTCAGGAAGTACGGGACAGTTTGACGGTTTCGAAACTTTGTTAGCTGTTGATACTGAGTTACCAGCTGCTCAAGAAGTAACTGGTACTACTGTAGATGCTGCAAACGTGGTTACTGAATTAGGTAAAATTAT